AGGCTCACCTTTACCTGTAGCCATCATACTTTTTTCTTCATGACAATAATGTTCCCACATTTCTGGTTCTTCTGTTTCATTTTTTGGTAAGTAAACCACATGAAAAGCACCACAGTTAGGACAAGATAAATTTGTTTCCATACAATAATCTTCATCTTCATGGTCAATATCATGGTCACCACCCCATATTAATTCTGTATCGCAATGCCAACATTTCATTAGAAAGGCACCTCCTCTTTATTATCTTCTGCATTATAATCTACTTCGTAGGGGTTGTCAATCTCTTTCATACGACCTGTCTCTTTATTGTAATGAAGATGTGTAGCTATACCTGTATCTCCTGTATATCTATTCTTTAATATTCTAAGTGTTGTTGTGTTAGCTTTTACTTCATCAGTATCCTGTTGGTTTCTTTCTAGTCCAATCACACCATCAGATAAGTGAGCAATACTTGCACTACCACGTAAGTGTGAAAGTGTAATCTCCTTACCATCTTCATGACCTCTATCTCCTGCAGGTCTACGTAGATGTGATACTAATAACATACCAATACCTGTTTGTTCTACAAGACTTCGTAACTTAGTCATCAATACATCAATAGACTTTCTCTCGTCTCCTTCATCTTGTCCAGATACAAGGATAGATAGATGGTCTACAAATATCCATTTACATTCTAGTGCTTGTGCCATAAATCTAACTCTAGATAATATCTCGTCATTATCTATAGAACCAAAGTGGTCAAAAGCAAAAAACCTACCAGAACCTATGGTTTCTTTTTCATATTCTTTTAACTGTTCTATACTAAACTTTTCTCTAATCTCTTTAATATACAATCTAGCATCTGCTTCTACTGACATAATATTAAATGCAGTATTCTTTATACCCTCTTCTAATGCAAGTATACCTATGTTATGATTTGTATTCTTGAGTAAGTGGTGCATCATCTCTCGCATAATAGAAGACTTACCCATACCTGCACCAGATGTAAATGTAATTAACTCACCTGTTCTCATACCATAAGTCTTATCATTTAGTTTAGCCCAAGGATATGGAACAGTTTCACAAAAATCTTCTGTGTATAACTTATCGCCCAGGTCTCGTAAATTAATAATACCTGCAGGTGTGTAAGGTTGTGCATTCCACCATGCTTGTGAGAACTTTTCTCTCTTACCCATCTTTAAATATTCATTTGCATCTTTAAATTCCATGTTCATAATCTTACATTTGTTTGGACTAAACAACTGAGCCACTTTCTCACTAGCTTCTTGTCCTTGCTTATCCATATCAAAAGATATAACTATGTTTTGAAAGCTATCTAGATATTCAAATGCTTTTCTACAATCTCGTACTGCAGAACCTGCACCTGTTTTTACAGATACACATGCCCATTTACTACCTAATAATTCATAGGCAGACATAGCATCTACTTCACCTTCAGTTATAGTTATGTATTTACCACCACCTGTGAACAAGTTTTGTCCAAACAGAGTAGCATCTGATATGTTTCCTTCTACCCACATATTTTTAGTAGGCACATCTCTAACTTTGTTACCTATATTGTTACCACCACTATCAAAATACTTGTAAATGTGATGTGTATTCATATTACCATTCACTTTTACTTGTGTGTGATACTTTTGTGCTGTTTCTTTGCTGATATTTCTCTCAGTCAAAGCACCTGTAGTACCAACAGTCTTAATTAGACTCTCAGTTTTCATAGGTATTACCTTTTCATGTTGCATATTCTCTCCAAATCTTGTATTACAAGAAAAACAGTAGCTATATCCTTCAGAATGATTAACATTACCATCACTTGAACCACACTTTGGACAAGCACCCCTGTCTAGCCATGTTTTCTCCATAGTTTTCTCCAAAAAATTAATTATATATTATATTAAAATAATAATCAATAAATAATTATTATTTTTTATATAATATTTTAGTCTACTTCAATAGAACTACCATATAGGTTATCAAAAGCACCTATCTCAGAGTCTTTAGCTTCATATACATCTTTTTTAGCTAACTCCATAGCTTCAAAAGACTCATAGCCTTCCTCTAGGTACTCGTAATATCGTTCTTTAATTAGCTCTTTTATTTCTTCTGCTAATAAGTTCATTACACTATCCTCATCTATAAATTTATAATATAAAAAATAAAACCAACAACTAAAAGAACAGGAAAGATATGGTTTAACCATAAACTTTTTTTCTTAACAGTTTGAAACCATTTACCTGTAGCTTTTAGTCTTCTTTCTCTTGCTCTATCCACCTGTTTTAAAATCTCTAGTTATGTGACTTGCATCAGGACTGTATAGACCTTTGTCAGGTTCTTTTAATTTATCTAATTCTTCTTTTAATTGTTTGATTTTTACATAAGCAGTACGTAATTGCTCTTGTAGGTCTCGAACATTTTTTTTAAGAATTTCTATTTCATTCATTGCACCCTCATTATTTGAACATTGTCATCTACTAATGCTTGTATATCATATCCTCTCTCGTCATACAACCTTTGTAGAAATGACTTCGCTTCTTTTTCAGTTTCAAAATACATAACTTGTCCATCATCTTCTTCTAAAATATCTGGTAGCTTTATATTGTTAGGATAAGGCATAGATATTACATACATATTATTTTCCATATACTCCTCATTATACATTACATTTTTTATGTAGTCAATACCCAATATAAGGTACAATAAAACATAGAAAATACCATACTAAAATACCTGTAAATATCTGTATCATTTCTTTATTTATGTTTATCATTCTTAATACTCCTCTCAACTCTTTCGTATAAACTATTGTTATACTTATGTAATTTATACTTAACTTTATTATCTCTTAATATATCCCACAACCTATCTAGTACATCTTTCTTAGAAGGTCGTTTGTCAAAGTCTAATTCTATTTCTACTTTGTATTTCATTCCTCCTCCTTCTCCCCAGAGATAGCACCTATCTTTCCTTTGAAAGGTAATACCTTTGCACTAGGTTTTGTTTCCTCTACTAGCTTTAGGTCTGGGTCAAACTCTATCTCTGGTGGAAACATAAACTCTTCTAGTTCTGTATACCCACCTACGTGTAGAAAGATTTGTGGCACAGTTTTATGTCCTGCGTCTCTAAACCTTTTTATTTTTGCAGGTGTATCTAATAATCGTTCTTCGTATATTTCTCCTGCTTCGTTTAATAAATCTTTTGCTTTATTACAAAACTCACAAGCGTGTTGTGTATATATAATATATTTAATCATCTTTTAAATCCTCTTCTCCTTCCTCCATTTGATACTGTGCATCATCTCCATATTCAGTACCTTCAAAGGTAGCTTTGCCTTCATTACATTTAAAGGTTTCTCCTTCTGTCTGCTCTACTGACCAAGCTAAATCTTGCATCTCAGCTTGAGTAAGTTTAGTATTAGATTCTACTTTGTAGTATCTAGTATCTACTGTCTGCTCACTAAATCTATATGTGTATTTATATTCTTTACTCATCTGCAAACTCCTTTTCTGTTTCCATTCTAAGTTTCATATTAATAACTTCTAACAACATACTTGTAGCTACATTATGACTAGGTGCAGTACCATATGCAAGGTCTGTTGTTTCCATTTGCATAGCAAGTATCATATTAGGCACAGATACTCTGTCTCGTAACTCTTCAAACATATCCATTATATATTCTTTTGCTAAATCTATCTGCCCTTCGTCATTAAGTTTTCTTACTGTCATAAGATTTCTCCTCTATATCCTTCAGCTTGTAAGCATAGTCTACTATCTCTTCATGACTATATCTTTCAGTAGCATCTATACCTACTAATGCTTCACATAGTTGTTTATATTTTTCTTCATAGTCCATTAGTCTTCCTCCATTTCTATTCCTAGTTCATCTCCATAATCATACTTATCCATTTCTTCTACGTCACTAATGTAAAACTCTTCGTGTACTTGGTCAAACGTATCTGGAGTTTGTAATGCTTCCATACGTCTACGCACTTCTTCTACATCTACATTAGAGGGATACTCTACATATCTTTTGTAGTGTATGATTGTTTGTCCTCTTACTTCGTAATATCTTTTCTTTTGTTTAGCCACGTTTCATCTCCTTTGATTCATACTTAACAAACTTTAGTTTGATTCTATCATCTGGGTCAGGATTTGTAAAGCCAAAGTGTTCCCACACTTCAGGCATCTCATCTCCATATACCCATACCCAAGTAGGTTTTTTAGGTTTCTTTTTATAAGCACTTGTTGGCATCTCTTTTCTCCTTCTTCCATTTTGTAAAGTCATCTAGTTCCTGAAAGTGTGTTACTAACATATCAAGTGATTCACACGCACCTCTATACTCTGCTGTGCTATGGCTATCATTACCTTCATACCACTCTGACT